CATTTCAACCCACCCGACTTGACCGACCTCGACATTTTTGATCATTTCATACTTGCTTCTGGCCTCTGGTTCAAGCTCAATGCCTCTCACAAGGTTTTTGTCCGAATATCCCTTGTGGTTTTTCCCGGTAATAACCTCAGAGGCCACCCTGTCTATATAGGTTTGTCGGCCCGTTCCAGTTGTAAGAATCTCTGGCATGTGAGAGGCTGATCCCTTGCCAAGCTTAATGGCAAACCACTCTGGAGACAATTGAGGCATGTTGTATCTTTTCATTTTAATCCCCAAGCCACTTATTGTGCACGTTTGCCCAATGTCTTCTAAGGCATATATTTACCCAATTTGGAATTGCCTTTTTGTTAATTTCTATAAATAGAAAACGACCATGAAATCGGTGAACTGCTCCTTGTGACAAATAGGGGAGAACAGACCCCTGCCAGAGCCTATCAGACATTAAGGCTGTAATTTTCATGCTTTATTCCAATCATATTCATCCCTATGGTATTCCCATATTCCTGGGTTTGAGACATACTCTATTTCGCTACCACATTCAGGGCAAAATTCCAGGTCCTCTTCATCCTCTCCAGACCACATACATTTCGCGCAAGCGTATTCTTTCATTTCTGTTCCTTTTTCTTGTCCGCTATCGCATGGTTTAGAGTTTTTATACAGTCTTTTCCCTGATCAACAGTCAACTTTTCGGTTTTGTCAACGCCGTAAAGCTGTAGAATAGACGCGGTATATCTTTTTTCGCTTATCCCCGAGGTTGCTTTCAGCCTGCCGATTGCCGATATTTGTTTTTCGTCAATCAATGGGGCCACCTTGCCGCCCGCAGCATTTCCGTCATCGTCATCGCCGGTCGGAACATTAAAGATCATACAGGTTAAATATCGACGCCCATAGGAAAAAGCAGACCCTTCGCCGTGTATCTCGGTCATCATGGCACTCCCCTTTATTCCGGTCGTCTGTATGGCTACGTCTACCCACCGCTTTTCCGTGTGGCCGTCCTGGTGCATAATGTCAACGCACACCCTCTTATGCTTCTCTTTTGAGGTTTCCCCCTCGTAAAACATCAAAGAGAACCCTGCGGCAGTATAGATTGGCTTGGTTGCCAACAAGATCTCTTTCAGATTGGCATATTTGGATTCTGTCTGGGTGTTTTCTGTACCGGCCACGACAAGCTCAATTTCGTTCTGAGCCTTTGTCATAGAAGCGTTAAACGCCTGTTTTGCGTTTCGATCAAGAACGTGTTCGTTCATCTCCATAAGCTGCTTAATTTTATCAACATCAACGCCTTTATTCATGGATAGCTTTTCTATTGTTGTAAAAAAGTCTTTTTGCGTTACAAGTCCTTTTTCCATATTCTCTCCTTTAGTAAATTAATGTCTAAAAGTTTTGATTGAGGAACCATCCAAGTCGGAAATTTACCGTTGGGTTTGCTTAAAAACATATCTTTCATGCCATTTACTGCTATCATAAACCCAGGAATTTTATATACTGGATGGAATCCTGTGGCCAAAACGTATAGGCCGCGCTTATCGTCGCCTTGCCGTATAAATAAGTGTCCGTCATAGTGTTGGGTGTGCCTAACGTGTAGCGAGCCAACATCGGGAGCCTTAAATGTATTAATTGAACCGTCCCAAAAAATCCCTAAAAATTTAGCAACGGCTAATTCGCCACAAGCGCCCTCAATGTCGGAGTGCCAGCCAAAATCTTTATTCTGGACCTTATTTGTCTCTTTTCTTTCAAGGCTGGCCAGTCTTCTGGCAACCCCAACATGAGCGGCCATATAAATTTCATACCAAGTTAATGTAATTTCATTTTCCATTTTAATAGTTAACAGTCTGGTACTTAAACGCCTTGTTGGGTTTTAAAACCAGTTACCTCGCGAATCAAGCATTACTGATTTTCCGCACCGAGAACATCTGCCATGCCAGCTCATCCCATCAAAATATGGGGGCGGTTGGTTTGGGTGCTTATTATTGTGCCAACCCAAAACACGGCATAAAAGCCACCTGGCAAAGAGTGTTTTTGTTGATTCTGGTTTCAGTATTGTTGCCATATTTCTCCTAATAGTTAATAGAGATGTGCCTTACAGCCCCGTTTGCAACAGCCTGGACAAACATTTTTGCACCTTCTTTATCAAACCCGAGTATTCCCAAATCTTCCAGGGCCTCTTTATCGATTCTCTCCCTGTGTTTGGCATGTTTGGCCCTTTTCTCTGCGGCGGCCTTTTCTTCAGCCTCTTTACGGAGCCGTTCATCCTCTTTCTGCCTTGCCTCTGCCTCTGCCTTTTCCTTTGCCTCCTCGACTGCGCGCTCTTTATCTTCCCCGGCTTTTTTTTCTGCAGCAATTCGGTCTTCTTCAGCCTTTTTTGCGGCTTCTTCTGCGGCCCTGACTCTTTCCTCGGACTCCGCCTTTGCTTTCTCCCCTGCCTCTCTCCTTATTCGCTCTTCGTTTTCAAGGCGCTCTTTTGTAAGACGTTCAGCCTCTTCTTCTTCCTGCTTTTCTCGCTGCTTTTCCTCGAATTCGATCTTTTCAAGCTCAAACGCCCTTTTTTCGTTGAAATATACATCTTCATCCCGAGCCTCGTCCCAGTCAGCTTCAAATTGAACCTTGCGTTCTTCCTCGGCTATCTTGGCAAGCTCGACTGCCTCCCAAGCATCATAATGCTTTTTCACGCCCTGCTGAAGACCTTCGAGAAAGTCCCTGGCCCGCTTCCGTTCGTTATCAATGATCTTAATCTCTTTTTTCTGGTCAGACACCAAGCTCTTCCCGGCCTTGTCAATAAAGGTCTTGGATTGAGCAATCTTATAGGCAAAAGACTTGATTTCTTTTCGGCCTGCGGCGGTTTCGACGTCTGGAACAAACTCGCCGACCTTTTTTTCGACAGCTTTAAGAACCGGATCCAAGCCCCTCTCTTTAAAAAGTTGGGTGGGCGTTATGTTTTTAGGAACCAAACTGGTTTCTTCGTTCATTATCAGCCTCCTTCGAGCAGTGTCAATAACCGTTCTATCGTTAAAGCCAGCATGTCTGGCTCGCTCGCATAGTTAAGTTCAAACGTTTGCCGACCACTATGAATTGCCTGGCCGATGTTCCCGCCTGTGTGATGATAAAAACAGAGGGGGACCCTGAGCCAGTCGCTCGATTTTTGAGCAAGGCCAGCCGCAAATCTGGGATGGTGCGGAACAATAGCCCCCCTGCATGTCATATCATCTAAAATACAACCTAACGAAAGGATAAGCTCTTTGTGTTTCGCCAGGTTCAAAGTTCGAGTCTATCCCCAACGTCACGCACATGCTGGACAACTTGATTTATTCTATCGTTCGTGCTCTGCAATGCCTCAGCTACCGGGACAAGATCTTCTTGAACTTTTTTTTTGTCCGATTCGACTTCTGGCGTTGATTCTCTGCAGATCGGCCTAAGCCTATCTTTCAGGTTTATCCAAACATTCTCCAAGTCGTCGAGCGCGACCGCTTGTCTGTCCATCTTCTCGCTTACTTGGGGTTTCCTTTTGCCTCCCTCACAGCCTTGCGCTGCCAACATGTTCTTTGCCATTTCAAGCCTCCTTATGCAAAATGTAAATATTTTCTGACCAGATCATCCATTTCCTCCGCTGTCATTTTGGAACCGTCCGCATGACAGGTGATGCTCTCGACTATAACATCTAAAACCTTATTATACAGCTTTGAAAAGGCTTCTTCTTCCATACCCGCGAAGCTGATACTGTCAGCTAAAACCTGAAAGGACCCGTCTAAATTAAATACGGTATGAGAAAAGCCAGCAGTTATAATAAGTTGGCTCCTAAAGTGGTTGAAGCTCTTTTTGGGTGGGCCATAATCTTTCATAAATTTCTGTTCAAGCAGAGTCATGTGTGAAGTTGTGCGAGGGTACCAGTAGTCGAAAGCCAGCCTGAGAAGCGCAAAAAACTTCTTCATAAATTTGTAATTCCTAACTTCCTTGGCGGTAAACTCCACGACAGAGCCCTGCTTGCGTTTTTTGTGCCACTCTTCCGTGTCTGGATCGGCCGGGAGCCATCCGGTTAGAGTTTTAACCATGTTTGCTTTCATTGCTTAATCCCCAATATGCTTTTCGCGACGGCTTCCAAGTCTGTACCATCGTCAAATATAGATTCTTTAAGGTCGTCAATAAAACGTTCCATATTTCTCACGGTCTCTTGTATGGACTTGCAATCGTATTTAATGTCCTCAAGGGTGTCTTTCTGCGCTTTTGACATCTTCATTGCTGTTTCAGCGTCGTTCAGGTTGATTCTGATGAGCTTTAGCATTGCCTTGCAACCGCTTTTAAGCGAATAGTAGCCAATTACGATTTGTTTGGTGTCTTCGCTGTCCATTATGCTTCCCCTAAAAATTTTCTTGCCATCAGATAAGCCTCTGAAAAACTCTTGGTGTGGCCATTTAAAAAATATATAACCAAGTTCACTCTAATTTCGTCCATTTTTAAGCTCCCCTTAACCCCCTTGATGGTTATGCGCTCGGACTCTTTCGCCACCTACCCAATACGTTCCGTACTCAGGCCGATCCGATAGTTTTGGTGGACACGCATATTAATATTGTAGCACCTATCTTTCCCCCGTCCACCATGTTGCAAAAGCAGCGCTTTTGGGTTTGATGGCTGGCCTTTCCTAAAAACCCTTTCGCTTTTTGCTGAGATTTCACAATCCCGAAACGACGGGCAGTCCAATCGGCGACGATTTGGGTTTTTATCGTTTCTCTTTTTAGTGTTTCGCCAAGGCTACCATTGGTTGATATTATTGTCAAGTAAAAAAAGAAAATAATCTTGTTGACAATTAGGGGTTGATAATATAAAATTGATATAAATTTCAAAGGAGAGACGGAATGAAAATTGGAGAACACCGTTGGTCGCTCATTATGGCCTACAAAAAGAAGGGTTTAACCACAAAACAGCTTGCCAAAAAGACTGGAATCAACTATCAAAGGTTGGCGCGAGTTATTCGCGGGGACTTAATAGGTTTCAGACCAAACGAAAAGCGCACCCTGTCAAGGGTTTTGCGTACGCCCCAGAAAGAATTGTTTAAGGTGTATTAAAATATGGATGATAAAATTATAAATGGGGCGGAAGCGCAAATATTAACCGAACTGGTGATGAAAGAGTTGGGCGCTGAAATTAACGAGGCGTTGGAGGCAACGTTCGGAAAAAAAGGTTTTGCCTTAATAGTCTTTGATTTTAACAAACCCGGAATTAGTAATTATGTTTCTAATGCTAAGCGTGAGGATATGATAGCGGCGCTACGAGAAACAGCTGATCGTATAGAAAAAAACCAAGACATTCCAAAAGCCCATCCGACAGTTCAGTGAGGAGACAAAGCTATTGAGCGCACATAAGAGACCGTGGTATCCTTGGTATCCAAGCCATTATATCACAGACGAAAAGGTTCGGGGGTTGGGGTGGAACGCAGATTTAATATATCGTCGCATCTTAGATCTTATGTGGGCGGCAACTGACTGCCAAGTGCTTAATGATGTTGACTATCTTCACCAAGCTGTAGCAATTGCTTTAGCAAAAGAAGAGTTTTGCTCGGCTTGGAAACAGATTCAGAGGAAAGATTTTGAAATTTTTAAAGAAAAAGATGGAAAACTTTATAACAAGCGCTTAATGCTCGAATTCGATAAGACTGTTAGGTTGTCGAAAATACGAGCAAAACTTGGCAAAAGGGGAGGCCAAGCAAAAGGTAAGCAATAGCTTAAGCAACAGGTAAGCTATTGGGGTAGCAAAAGGGAAGCCATATACATATACATATACATATACAGTAAAGAGATTACTAACCAAGATAAGAGTATATAATGAGTATTGTGTATATAGCTCTAAAGGAAAAGAGAAAATTATGAAACTGCTTGATTTATATTGCGGCGCTGGTGGAGCGGCAACGGGATACCATAAAGCTGGATTTGAGGTTGTTGGCGTGGACAACAAACCGCAACCGCATTACCCGTTTGAATTTCATCAAGCAGACGCACTTGCGTTTCCGCTTGACGTTTTTGACATTATTCATGCGAGTCCGCCTTGCCAGCATTTTACTAAATACAACAATTGCCGAAATGATTTTAAACATAAATATGAAAACCTATTACCACAGACACGGAAGCGATTAATTGATAGTCATCTTCCATACATTATAGAAAATGTCCACGGTGCGCCAATGATCGACCCCGTTATTTTGTGCGGTTCAATGTTTGGGTTGGACGTGCAAAGGCACCGACTTTTTGAGAGCAACTTTAAAATAATACAGTTGCGGTGTGATCATTCCGTTTGGGAGCCAAACAGGTTCCCCGGCGGCAGATCAAGAGAGCGTGGGGGGCCACGAGTTAAATGCCGAGGAACAGTTGAGGTCGGCAGGTGGAACATTCCCATAAAAACACAGCAGCTTGCAATGGGAATTGATTGGATACCTATATTAAAAAGTTTATCCGAGGCAATTCCCCCCGCATACACGGAATATATAGGAAACGAGTATAATAAGTCGTTGCAGCCGACTCGTGGAAAGCCGAGCGGATGTGTAAAATGACAAAAGCAAAACAAGACATGTGTATCCGGTGTGGGAGAAAGAAAATTATAGTTCATAAGGAAATGTGTAAATCGTGCTCTCAAACCGTAATACACTCGGCAAAACATAAAGGATACGCTCCAATCTCTAAATTTAAAATGGGAGAAAAATGCCAGAATTAAGAGAATATCAAGAAAAAGCCATTGACGAACTCAGGCAATATATAAGAATGAATCTTACAAAAGTTATCATGGCCTTGCCGACCGGTGGCGGGAAATCAATCATTTTTGGTAAGGTTATAAAAAACGCCCTTAAAAAAGATAAAATTATTTTATGGCTCGTCCATCGGCGCAACCTTGTATATCAGATGAGAGATGTTCTCCAGGAATTCGGAATTGATTGCGGTTTGATCATGGCCGGAAACGAAAGCCAGCTCAGCCATCCAGTCCAACTTGGAACAATCCAAACATACTCCAGACGATTAAATCTTGATGATAGATGGAATAATAGATTTTTCATTGATGCAGATCTTCTTTTAATAGACGAAGGGCATCGATCCTTATCAAAAACCTACACAGATATTATAAAACTATATTCTGACAAAATTATAATCTCATGCACAGCCACGCCAATGCGAGCAGATGGGCGAGGGATGGGAGAGGTTTATGATTCCATTGCGGATATTGCCGGGGTTAAGGAATTAACCGATCAGGGATATTTAGCACCGGCCAGGTATTTCATTCCATCCACACCAGACCTAAAAGGCCTAAAAGTTAGAATGGGCGATTATATTGTAAAGGAATTGGACCAAAAAATAAACAAAACCAAACTGAACGGTGACATTGTAGAAAACTGGCTGAAAAACGGAGAAGACAGACAAACCCTTGTGTTTTGTGTGAACGTTAAACACTCCATTGCAGTTTGTGAAGAATTTAACAAAAGGGGCGTTGCTGCCGAGCACCTTGACGCGAGAAGCAGCGACGATAGCAGGGATGATGTTTTCCGGAGGGTAGAAGACGGAGACACCAGAGTTGTCTGTAATGTTGGATTATATCAAGAGGGCTTAGATGTTCCAAACGTTTCTTGTATTATCATGGCCAGGCCGACAAAAAGCATGGGTCTTTATCGACAGTGCTGCGGGAGGGGACTAAGGCCAGCCCCAGGCAAGAGAGACGTTTTATTGTTCGACCATGGCGGCGTTATAAAAGAACATGGGTTTTTAGAAGATGAAATATTGTGGAGCTTAAGCGGCAAAGACCTTGCGTGGGAAAAGCCAAAAAAGAAAGAATCGGAACCAAAACCGGCTATGTGTCGAGTTTGTAGCGAGATTTTCTTCGGGCTAAAAGCCTGCCCTGTTTGCGGGACAGAGCTTAAAACGTTCGGCAAAACGGTCGAGGGAACAGACGAGGAGCTCGCAGAGATTAGCTCAAAAGGAAAACGCAAGAAAAACAAAGACATGTCATGGGAAGACAAGATGAAATTAATGGGCGCTATCAAGTGGCACACAGCTAAAAAGGGGTATAAACCAGGCTGGGCGGCTCATGCCTATAAAGATTACTTCGGAGTTTTTCCGAACGACCCAAGAGTAAAAAACGTCGCACCGATCAAGCCGGAAGGAACGATAAAAAACCTCTTAACTCACATATTAATCAAGAAAGCGCACCAGTACAAAAAAATAATGGAGGCCAAAAGATGAACAGTTATCACGTCGGTATAATGGTTGGGTTTTTTATAGCGACCGTAGTTTGGTTTGTTGTCTGTGGTTATTTTAAAATAGCCAAAATAGACAAAGAGAGGCAATGATGAAAATTAACTACTGGGACTGTAAATATAACAACTACAACGAAACGTGGGACGGAGAGGAAGAAACGAGGCATTACGGGTGTGACCATCCAGACGCGGACAGCCCTTGCTTGTTAGAAAATAAATATTGTGAAGACGAAGACGAGTGTGAACTATTAAAAGAGAGGCAACCATAAAGTGCTCTTGTTTTAAAACGGAAGAGGGACGCGGGCAAGCAAGGTTTGAAGGCGTTGCGGTTATTAAGCGGAACCTGGTAGCTGACTGCAAGGTAAGATGCCTGCGCTGTGGAAGAGTTTTTAAGCTTCACCCAAAAAGAACATCGAGGATTGTTGACGAGCAGCGCGTGTTTGGTTTTGGCAAACTAACAAAAAGAGAAAAGCGGAGGGAAGAGTGGATATAAAAGAAGCTGTTGGAAGGTGGCCGGGTATATTTGCACAACTCGGGGTTGATGTCGGCACCGGAAAACACAAAGCTTGCCCGATATGCGGCGGGAAGGATCGGTTTAGATTCGACGACAAAGACGGCGAAGGAACGTATTTTTGCAATCAATGTGGCGCAGGAGATGGATGGAACCTTCTTCAAAAAGTAGTCGGAACGAACTTTAAAGAGGCGGTTAAAATAGTTGAGGGCGTTATCGGCCAGGCAGGAACGGTTAAAATAAATACCGGAAATAAATATAATGGCCAACTGTTACGTCAAATGTATAAAGATTCAAAGAAGTTAGATGGTAATTGCTTAGGTAGTCGTTATCTAAAAAACCGTGGCCTAAAAACCTTTCCGCCAACTTTAAGATTCTTACCGAAATGCTACGAACCATCAACCAAAACAGACATGCCAGCTCTTTTGGCAACATTCTCGGCGCCAGACTCAGAAGCTATTACCCTCTGCAGGACATATCTTTCACCAGAAGGCCAAAAAGCAAACATATCAAAATGTAAACTAATGATGACACCAAAAAAACCAATGTCAGGCGGGGTGGTCAGGCTGTTCCCGGCGGAAAAGGAAGTCGGGCTGGCAGAGGGGGTTGAAACGGCAATCGCGGTGTACCAAATGTTTAATATTCCTGTGTGGGCAACGCTTTCGACAGCCTTGATGGAGAAGTTTCAGCCGCCAAAAGGAATTGAAAACATTATAATATTTGCCGATTCAGACATTAACTACGCGGGAGAAAAGGCGGCTTACGCTCTGGCGAATAGATTATATTTAGAGGAATATGCAGTTGGAGTTGAAGCGCCCAAAAGTAGAGGAATGGATTTTCTGGACGAACTGAACCAAAATAAATTTAATAGATAGGGGAGGCAAAAATGGCCGGAATAAATAAAGTCTGTGGTTTTTGTGGTGTTAGGTTTGAAATAACAAAAACAGAAGCCAATCGCGGCGGCGGTAAATATTGCTCCCGAGCCTGCTACCAAAAATCTTGGATAGGGAAAAGAAGCCGAAACTGGAAAGGTGGAAGAAAAATAAATTCTTTGGGATACGTAGAGTTGTATATGCCAGACCACCCAAAGGCAACTACGGACGGATATGTGAAAGAGCATATCGTTATAATGATGAAATTTTTGGGCCGCCCCCTTAAGAAGGGAGAGATTATACATCATAAAAA